TTGAGTACTATCATAGTCCTTTTGTATTACCTTAGGGTCTACCACCAGCCTGTGCTGGTTCATAACAGGCTCTAGGGTATCTATTATTCTGTGTTCCTTCTGCTTACTATGTCTAACTTCTTCCATCGTCACAGGATAGGTCTTTAGTAAGTAAGGCTTTAGCAGTTCAGTAAACATACCATCACCAAAGTTACTCTCAACCAACACCATGTTTACCTGATGTATCTTAGCCAAGTCTGTTAGATGTTGCAGCGTACTATTACTATAGCCACCCTCAACACCACCACAGTCAACCACGTGTAGGAAACCGTTTAACATCTTAACAACAGCGTATGCTGTCTCGTCAGAGCCTCTACCAGAGGGGTCAATGGCTAAAACACTACCAGTGTAGTTAGCCCTGCCTATGGTGTCCTCAGGGGCGTAGAACTTGTCCCCTGCTAGTCCTACATTGGGCAGTTCGTTAAGAGGCTTAAAGATACCATACACTAGTTTTTCAGGTGCAGTATCTTTATCACAGGAGTAGATCATTAAGTCACTTAGTTTAAGGGGGTATTTGTTTGCATCAGATAGTGAAGTATCCAACATAAATTGCAAAGCAAAGCCACTTCTACCATAACTTAGTTCTCTTTCTAGTAAGTCTGTGTCATCAAATCGTTTAGGGTCTGTAGGAAGCCCATACACGGCCTCTAGGTTAGTTTGCATAGAATCATACAGGAGAGGAGCCAACCTACCCCCATAAGCCTTCTCTGCGCGTTCTAGGCTAGGGTATCTAGCAGGCCATACTCTCATCTCGTATCCACGTGCTAGTAGGGCATTGTATAGAGACATCTCATTCTGTGGTGTACCAAGGTATATAATCTTACCATCAGGCTTTAAAACAGCGTCAAACTCTTTAACAGTCTCCCCAAGCTTTTCTCGCATCATATGTGTCATAGAGTTATTAGGGACTTCTACGTCATCAGCAATGATTATGTCTGCACGGCTACCTGTAAGCTGTCCTGTGACCCCTACAGACTTCACTGAGGGGCTACCAGAGGCTTTAGCAGGTGCTACGTCAAAGGCTATCTTAGACCATCTCTGGCCCTCTCTAGCAACCAGATGCTGGCATATAGGGAGTTCCATGATGATACGCTGAGTAAATGTAGAGAAGTCATCAGCACGTGCCTTAGACGCTGACACAACCATAAACTTTAGCTGTGGGTCTAGGAGTAGTTGATGTACTACGTAAGCAGCAGTGATGTAGGACTTACCTACACCACGGAAAGCCTCAATGATACAACGCTTGGGGCTATCCTGAAGATAGTGTGCTATGTCATATTGTATCTCAGTAGGCTCAGGTAGACCTAAATGCTGCCATACAAGGTATGTAAAGTTTCTAAAGTCTTTAAGTTGTTCTGGTACATTAACCATTATCTATTCCCAAGTACAAACTTTATTTTTTCTATGTCTATTTCTAACTGGTGTACTTTTTCAATAGTATCTTGTACATTCTTAGGTGGCTGAAAAGCATCAATCCACTGATCGTTTTCTTCTACTTCAGCCATAGCTAATTCAAGATTGTGTTCTAAAAAAGAAATTCGCTCTGTCAACCCGAAATAAACCCAAACTGATACGGCTGTAAAGGCAATCATACTAATTAAGTTGCGTAGGGGTATGGTAACTTCTGAACTTTCATTTAACTTGTGGGCTACCTGTTTCATTGTAGCTGTTCTCCAACCTCAAACGGTAGGTCTTGTAGAAGGTTAGCCATAGGACTTTCTGCTGTAATTACATCAAGAGAAGCACCATTGTCTTTAAGAAACTTGACAGCTACTGACAGTTCACTTGCAGTTGCTTCTCCACTCTGTACTCGCATAAGCAGTTCTTTAGTGACTGCATCATGCAAGGTATCCATCAGTTCTTTTTCTGTCATTTTGGTTTTCTTCCCATAGTCTTTCCTATGCTTTTAAAACCTCTAATAGTTCCCTTAATAGCTTTACTAGCATAGTAACCACCAGCAGTTAAACCAGCACCAGCCATACCCTGTGATAAAGTATTAGCTATGTTATAAGCTGTATCACCATCAAGCATTACTTTTTTTTTATACTTATTAGTATTTTTAGGTTTTGTAGGTATCTTCATTACTTTTTTCCAAACATTTTAGTTGCACCCTTAATACCAAAGCTAGCTGATACGATAATACCTAAGGTATAACGATACCAGTCAGGTGTCATAGACAAAGCCTCAAAGCCTCGTTCTACGTACTCCACGGTAAAGGGCAAGAAACAAAGTAGCAAGGGTATGCTGAACAAAATTGTTAAATACTCATCCTTCCAGCTATCCTTTGCACCATCTATTGCTGCCTTATCCCAGTCAATCTCACCAGAAATCTTCTTCTCCATAAGAGAGGTTTCTGCTTCTATCTTAACTAACTTCTGCTTTGCTTTGGCTTTCTTTGTCTCAACAAAGCCTTCCACGGCACTGCTGGCTACGCCAAACAATCCCTGTAGTAGTACACTCATCATAACTGTTGTCCTAATACTTTAAACATAACTCATCGCTTTCGCTACAGAAACCATAACGGTTATAAAAAGACCTATGGCTATTATTAGGATAGCAGTAACTAACACAACAGTTTTCATAGTCTCTTCAAATTCCTTATCTTTCTGTATCTTATATCGCCTAGCTTTAGCTTCAGCTTCTCGTTGTTCTTGTAATCTTTTAGCTCGTTCAGTTAGAATACCTTTCCAAGTACCGTGACCAAAACGCATGTCAACCATAGTGGCTACTTCCTGCAATTTCTCTGCTGCGAGTTTAGCATCTATGACTTCTTTTGCTACAGTATCTACCCCAAACTGATCTCCAAGTCCTGCACCAGACTTCTTGTTTCTGGCTTGTTGGATTTGTTTCTCACCTGTAAACAGGTCATCAATCTGGCTTGCTATTTGTCCAATATCTTGAACAGTGCTAATGTGCGTCTTAATAAAGTCCACACTCTGTTTAACTAATGCAATTCCTGCAAGGGCAGTACTGATAGGTTCCATGATAGTTCCTTATAGCTTCATTAACAGGGATGCAGCAAGACCAACGACTATTACCGTTGACCCCATAATCATAGCTTCCAAACGCCACAGACGCTTGTCTAAGCCAGACAGTTTGTCTTCTACACTTGCGTACCTTACGGCACACTCCTTTTCGTGAGCCTCAAGTTCCAAGGCTACACGGAGTTCTGGTGTGACTTCCTGTGATATCTTCATCAGCCAGCGATTTCCATAACAGTCAGTGTAGATACGCCTTTGTGGTTGTAAGACTGATTGTCAGTTACTCCATAGCTTGGTCTGTTGATGTAAGTATAGTGATTAGTACTATAAGTATTTGCCGCTTGTATTTTATAAGTCAAAGCTGATGTAGAAGAGGGTGAATCAACAAAAGAACCACTAGCAGCGTTTTGCTGAAAGCCAGAGTTAGTTGTTTCGGTAGATTGCACAGAAAACCAAACCGGAGCTTGAATACCAGAGACTTCAGAATTAACAGCAATTTGTGTGCTGTCACGATAAAGTTTTACACCACTATATCTAGCACCAGTTTGGCTATTGTCACTCAACGCACAAGTAATATTAAGGTCACACATAACGAGTATTTGTGATGACGTACTTGTTGGTGTAATTGAAACAGACATTATATCTGTAAAGGTCGTCCCTGCTATTGATTGTGTGTCTGATTTAGTAACCGATTTAACTTGTATTATTTCACCAGTAGTTCTTGGACGAGACTGATTGTTTAGTTTTATTAAAGGCATAATATCTGTCTCCTATCCTAAAAACTTTATTGAAAGCGAACTGACATCACCACTTGCTACAGTATTAACCGCCCCCCAGATTTCTACTGTACTTGATGATACTATTGATATCTGGTCATTAGCAGCAAATTGATGGATTACCGTAGCTACCGTTGGCTGATAAGAGGTTGCGGGTGCGCTAGTAAAGCCCCTTGCTAAGTGGCTGCTACCGTTCTTGAATATAAAGAAATCAAGATTTCCCGCATTAGTCTGAGAGTTCATTAACAGCATACAATGCACTTCGTAGTAACCAGCTTTGGGAACGACATAATACTTGTTACTTGAGTTCCAACCGCTAGCTGTATCAACATCGTCACGGAAAGACAAAAGGTCACCCGATGTTGGTGCGAATGGGGAGACGTTAGAAAGCTGTCCCCAAAATAAAATAGGGTTGTTAAAGCCGACACGCCCATCACTATCAATCGTCATAGCCGCAGTACCCGCCGCAGTTTGGATGGAGTCTACTTTTAATATACTTGTCATATGTATCTCCTATGCCTCTTCTGTTCTGTACGAGCCTGAAAAGTAAATAAATGAACTTGCCAGTGCAACATGGCCAGTCTCAACATTGCCACTGGTAGAGTTACCGAAATAAAAAAGGCGAATAAACTTTTGGTCATTTCTTACCATTCCAGTAATAGTAAGAGTTGAAGCCCAACTCAGTCCTGAATGATAATTTATTGAAACACCCCACTGCTCATTACCTAAGTTTGAACTAGCTCCCTTAAAAGGTAAGCCATATATATAAAGCTCCTGCCCAGCAGCCCCACCGTTTGTATATGTCCAAGTAGGTGGTGATTGTATGAGTCCGCTAAAATTTACTAAATCACCAATTCGTATGTATTGCCCAACTTGATTACCGTATGTGCCTGTCGTGATTGATTGTGTAACATCAGTTGCCCCAGCAGATGACCAGACAGGAGCAAATGAGCCAGTGCGGTAAAACTCTCCTGCCCCAACTTGATTTAAAATTACTTTTCCAGATGAGTTCACACTAAGCGCATCTGTACCGTTAGTATGTTGGAGGTTTTCCACTCCTATAATTGAAGCCATGTTTTCCTCCTATCCTATTAACATAAAAGTTGCGCCACTATAAGTGCCAGTTACGCCAGAGGTTGCATAGTAACTAATCTCTAGTGTGTCATTAACACTGCATTGAATCATCCATGTACCGCTAGCTCCTGCGTGACTATTAGCACTAGAATAACTGCCGCAGTCAGAGCCGTAGTTAACGCCGTTCTTTTCTAGTCTCAGATATAGTGCACCAGCCGCACCTGAGGTACTATCCATTCCAAAACAAGTTACTTGATAAATTCCAGAAATAGGGCAAGTAAAAACACCATTACTGCTATCGTAATTACCCCCAACATCTAAATCTATTTGGTTAAAAATGATTGTTGGATAAGTAGTTACGTTAGCAGCCATGTCGCTAGATCTTGATACACTTGCTAAAGGTTTGTTAGGCATAAGAACTGCACTGCCAGTGGTTTTAGGATGTATTTCATCTACATATAACTTACTCATATTACACCACCGTAAATGTGCCGTTAACAGTCAACGTAGCTGCAAGTGTAAATGGTCCTGCTACAAGAGCGTTTTCACCACTGGCAATCGTTGTATCTGCTGTTAGGCTGTTAGGGTTAACCCTGATGTGCGCTGCACCACCACGGCTGATTGTTGATGACAGTTTGTTAACATCCACTGAACCGTCTGTAGGCACTACGCTGCTGCCTACCTCACCC